CATGGGTTCCATTTACCCTCGTACATGTCATTTTTACCACCACCCATAAAAAGTCCTTCTAGTCCTCTTCTTAACCATCCACCTTTTTGATGCCATCCCTCTGATGTTATAGGTTTTCGCATAGCACTTTTAAGAAATGGAACATTTCCCCATTGCCCAAATCCAGCTTTACCTGCTCCTAAAAATTGAGGTCCAAAATATGCTCCAGCGGCTAACAGTCCCATTTTACCAAGAGGACTCTTAATAACTTTCTTCGCAGCTCTTCCTATCTTCTTAACTATCTTACCTAAAAAATATCTTTGTCTTATTGGTCCACCATCAGCCCATGTAGTTCGGCCCATGGTTCTTGGGTCCACACCATAAGATTGTCCCCATGCTAAGTTAGCAGCTGTTGGATCAGCTCCCACATAATAAGGTATTGAAGATGTTACTCCAGTATTTAATGATTGTTGAAATGGTGACAACTCTTCTACAACTTTTTCAGCAACAGTAGTTCCGCCTTGACCTTGTGCGGCTTGCCATGCTGCGTAACTAGGATAACCCATATATCCTTGTCCACCTTCTCCTCCTCTAGTAGGATCTATTGTTCTTCCGTAAGCATCTATTTTACCCAGACCTCGATCTCTCATATAATCTTTAAATGCTTTTTCTTGTTCTTCAATGGTTTTATTATAAAAGTCGTCTTCAGTAATTCCACCATAATGTCCTGCTTTTAAAACTTTATCTAAAAAGAAACCTCTATTACCAAATGGTCCCGCCATCCTATTAAGCATTCCAATATAAGGAACATAATTCATTGCCTTATATAATGGATTGTTAATATTTTTATGTCTAAATTTTTCTACAAGTTCTTCTCGTTTTTCTTTTTCTTGTTTTCTAACTTCTTCTTTTAATCGTTGTTGTTGATTAAATCTATCTGCCTGAGCTTGACCTTCTCTTTCTCTTCGATCCATTTCTTTGTTAGCGCTTTTTGCAGTATTAGTTTTATGCATTTTATCATAACTTTGTGAAAAAGAAGTTGTTGAAGCATCAGCTCCACCACCTCTAAAAGGTATTCTAGTTATCCCACCTTCAGCTTTTTTAATTTTACTTCCATAGGTATCGGTCCAGTCTCTTGCGATCTCTGGCTCGTTAGCCCATAAATATCTTCTTTGTTTTTCTGATTTGAATGGCATTATTCTCCAGGGTCTCCCACTATTTCATAATATCTATCACTATCATAAGCTATCTCACCAGCTTCATCATAGTCATAACCTAAAAACATTAGGTGTTCGACTCTTTTAATATACCAATCAGGGCTAGCCATCTTCATAGTTTCTTTTTCATTTAAAGTTTCAATTCCTTGTGGAGTATCTATTGTTTCTCTCATACTTAATTCTTCCATGTCACCACCGAATCTTGCAGGGATTCTTCCAGGTCCTTGTTCCATGTTCCGTGGTCCAAGACTCCCGATGCCTTGTTGTTCTTGCATCTCATCTTGTTGTGCTTGTTGTAGTATTTGTTTCCAAACACCACTTCTAAAAAATTCATCGAAGTTAGAAAACTGACCTTTTTCCTCTGGACCCATAGCATCCCATACTTGTTTAGCTACCATCATTTCTTCCTGTGATTGTGCTGGTGGTCTTGGCCCTTCTTTGCCTCTATACTTAATAGAAGGTGCTCCTGTTTCTAATTCTTCTGAAATTTGTATATCTGTTATTGCCATAATATTGTCTTATTTCCTAGAGTTTATTATACTACTGTGTTTTTCCAAACAAATCAAGACTTGGCATCATTACATGAATATCTCTTTGGATGTCTTCTTCAGGGATATTCTTTGCTTGCCACTCTTCTTCAGTCTTATATTCTTCTCCTGTTTTCTTATTTTTTATAGTTGTTGTTATTTTTGTTGGTTTTATTACTTGCATTATGATGTTACCTCTTTCTTAATATTTAGATAGCTAACAGCCACGTCAAATGAATCTGAGCTGCCGGCTTTAATTGTAAGGGTTTTTCCACCCTCTACTATTAACGGTTGGGTTAATAATTCTTTAGTTACGTTAGCAGTTAAAGCTGCTGATTTAATAGCTGTAATAGAGTTATTTGTAACAATAGGACTAGGTGTGCCAGCTGACGTTACTAAAATAGATTTAATAACATAGGTTTCAGTAGCTAAAGGATTACCACTACCAAAAGGATTTAACTCCCCATTACTAGTATCATTATCTATTCCTACAAATTTATATTGGTTTACTACTGCCATTAATCTAAAAAGAAACTTCTAGCTTCTATCTCCTGTTTTAATTCTTCTTGAAATGTGGTATTTAATTTCTCTAACACGGCGTCTAAATCTCTAACCAAAGATTGAGCTACGTCTTCTCTATAGTCACTACTAGCTCGGGTTAATGTTTGTACTATTTTTGCCATTATCTTCTTCCTCCAGCATGGACATCTAATCTAAAAGTTCCTAATTTCCAATTAGAATCTATGGCGGTGTTGGATATTTTAACAGCAACCGATCTACCTCTTGCTCTACAAGACTTATACTGACTAGCAGAAGTAATAGCAAAAGGCCCTAAAGTAGAACTAACTAGCGTATCATTAGGGAAATTTCTTAATCCCAATTCTACATTAGTAGTTCCAGCTTGTGATATAAAGTCTGGTAAAAATCTACTAACTCTCATCATAAATTCTCCATCTCCTCTAAATGTAATTCCTTGTTTTTGATCTTGAGTAATATCAAAATCTCCAGATAATACATGAGAAGGTACTGCATAAGTAGTTCCACCTTTAATATAGTTTACTCCTGTTTCATGTTCATAATAAATAGTAGTTCCATCAGTATTACCTATTACATCAAATGATGTATCATCATCAGCATCGTATGCCGTTGCATGAGGTAAACCAAATACAGAAGAATCTTGCCACGTAGTTCTTTTAAAAATAGTACTAGCGTTTGTATACCAAATAGGTCTATTAATTGTAGAGTCTAGATAACTATGACAAACATTTCTATCAACTACATTGGAGTTAGATGTTGGATAAAACCACATTACTTCTCCAAACAAGTTATTAATACCACAATAAACTAATTGATTAGATGTTGTATTTAAATTATCATAAACATAGTCTTCTACTAAACAGTCCATCGATTCTAGTTTACCTGTAAACCTAAAGAAACCATTATCAGACATCCAATAGGCGGCCCCGTCAACCTCTACAGCTGCATTCATTCCAATTAATCCGCAGTTCGTACCTACTTGTTCGAATGCGAAAGTAAATGGTTGACCTACAAAACGCATGGTGAATAATGAGGTATCCGTCCAAACGTAAAGTGCATTTCTACCAAGCTTAGCTCCCATGATCCGTGATCCGGCAGCCAGTCTTTGTGTACCAGCGGTATTGGTTGCAGTAGGTGCCCATGTGTTGATATCCTCCTGAGAGGAGAATCTTATAAACATATCATCTTGTGTTGATGTAGTTCCAATCGTTGTTTCTGTTCCAAATAAAACTAAGTGACGATCAGGTGTTGATACTAACATATCTCTAGATGCAGTTGGTGCTCCAGAAATTATTGTAGCTCTAGTTGATTCTGCATTAGCAGCATCAGAATCCCATTCAAAAACTGCACTGTTGTGAATTAAAGCAATTAGTGTTGAACCTAGATTATCCAAAGACCATAGACCAGGATCTGTTACTGAGTCTGTGTTAGCTGCAGCTGATCCCCAGCCCGTCCATTGAGATGTATCTGTAACAGTATCACCATTAGAATGAGCAGCTCTGGTAGAGTTTCTTACTGCTCTAGTAATACCTGTTAAATCATTTCCAGAAACTCCTGTATAAGAAATTTCTTCTGTTCCTACTTGAATATAATTTGTACCTGATGTTGGAAAGCCTGTTGTGTCATTTAAAGTAATAGAAGTTCCTGAACCTCCGGTTCCTGCTGTATCATTTAATAAAGCTCCATTTAAAGTATTGGTTACAGAACCTAAAACTTTACCACCATATAAAGATATACCCCATCCAAAAGCTCCAACTTGTTCAGCGGGTCCTACGTGGTAATATCTATAATAAGTAATACCTCCGGAAGAAGAAGCCCCACTTCCTGTCTCAGTATTTTCAACGGTAATTTTAAAGTTACTAGAATCAACAACTTCTGTAACCATAAATTTTTTATCACAAAAGGTTGCAGAGGTATAACTAGAATTAGTAATTGAACTAAATGTTGTTGAGTCACCAAATAAACAAATATCTCCAGCTACAAATCCATGAGAAGAAGCTGTAATAGTTACAACTTTTTGACCGTTAGTTGTACTAAATGCATTTGAAATAGCTGTTCCTGATGGATTAACTAAAGGATGAATGTCGTAATATACTCCTCCAGTATATACATATAAAATTCTATTGGTTCCAATTGCAGCATACTTTTGAGAACTAGAATTAACCATATGATGAAGCCCTCTTGCCACACCGGTTAATTTTGATTCACCTAATTGATTCCACCCGCCTACTTTTTCTGGTGTGCCATATCTGAATCGAACGTTTTCACCTTCAACCCATTGTGCTTCAGCTCCTGTAGGGGTAATTTGTTTATTGAACCCAGGTAAAAAACCTATTTTTTGTAACATATAACTCCATAATATTATGGTTTCCCAAATGAGGGAAGACCTAACATCGGCCTTTTGTCGAACCTGTTTTTTTCAGCAAAAGGACCATTTACATGGTTATAGTGAAGGAATACTTGTCCGCAAACATTTCCTTCAAGGGGTTCTCTCCAATGCTCTAATTCGCATCCACTATATACTAGCATATCGCCAACATCAAGTAGGACTTTCGTGCCTTTTGGAGCGTTAGGTTTATGTATTTCTTTATATTCATCTATAACGTTGTGTCCTCCTGTACCATCTATAAATATAGGCCAAAGATCTCCTCCTAAATGAATAGTAGTAGATATTTCACAACTAGGTCGATCTCTATGTCGTCTTAGTTTATCCCCTTTTTTGTAAAGTCTTGCATAAGAATATGTTGGTATTAAATTTAACCCTGTTTCTTGTTGCATTTTAGGTAATACTTTAACCATTAAAGTTTCCATTACAGGATCTGCATAATGAGAATATGTATTAGGAATTTGAGGATCATTCCAGGTACCCATCATTCCTGTATTGTAAATAATGTTATTTTTATACATAAAATCAACAGCATCTCTTTTGAGTAAAAAATAATTAAATATAAAATTAGCTAATTCATATGAAATAGCTCCCTTTATTATTTGATATCTGTCTTGTTTAAACATAAAGATGTTTTACCTCCATATAATAGTGGGGCATTATTTGATCAATAATCCCTTCTTTATTTCGTCTTACTTGTACCTTATCGGGAAGATAAAAATAAGACCTAATTTCTTCATCAGTATTTAAAACTTTTCCTTCTATATTAAAAGTATCTGGTTTATAATTTACAATAAGAGCAGGTATTTTATTAATACCTAATTCCTCCGCAATTACCATTCTATTATTTCCTACTATTATTTTAAATTTATCACCATAACGGTCACCTCCATATTCAATGGAGACAGGGTCTTTCAAACCATGCTTTGATATGGATTTTTTTAAAGACCTATAAAAATCTTTTTCATTTCCAGTAGGAGAAAAAGATTCTCTTCTTAAAAAAGAAATATCCTTAATAGGAAGTTCTTTATAAATTACTTTATATTTATTGGAAGCCATCTTGAAAAAAATTAAAACTTACTGAAATTCTGGGTTCGTTTGATTTATTAGGTTCTACACAATGCCATAACCAAGCAGGAAATACTATTATTCTATTTTCTTTAGGAGTGATACGCACTTCTCTCCATAAATATTTAGGAGGGGGTGTTTTAATTCTCATAGGCATACAAGTTTGAATGCCGGGTCGAGGATCATTACACACTAATTCACCACAATTGGGTGGAGTCTTTATATAATATACCCCACTATAAACACTATTAGGATGGACATGGGGTCGATTATATCCATTAGGAGGATTGATATTTGCCCACATATTTCCAATTCTAGGAAATCTATCTAGCCATTCTTCTTTAAATACTTCGCTCATCATTTTAAATAATTCATCTACCAAAGGTTTAAACACAGGAATTTCATGCATATTAGTTTCACTGTGCCAACCTTGTACGTTGGTTTTGGTAACGCCTTTGTCTCTATTAGCCCACTCAATTACTTCTTTTTCAAATAATTTTGTATTTAGATTTACATCTTTACCATATAGAATTGTTGGAAAATAAGCTTCTTTAATAATCATTTTAAAGGAGGACCTCCAAACCACATAACCAAAGATTTTCTTGTTCCTCGTGTAACTGGTTTTACTCGGTGTCTTAAAAAAGATGCAAAAAAAATAGCTTGTCCTTGAGAGATTTTAGCTGCCTTACCTTCTCCCATTAGTTCTAAATCCCCGCCTTCAAATTCGGATTCAGGAGAAAGTAAACACGTCATGGATATTTTTCTAACTGGAGGTTCTTTAGAACAATCTGCATCTGAATCTATATGCCAATCATAAAAACCACCTTCTGGGTATTCTGTGTATTGTGCAAACTCTGTAAGCTGCATTCCGTCAAAACCAAAATGATTGATATTAGTTTTCAACATAGTCATTTCAATTTTTTTATACATGTCTGGTAATATTTTAAAAGGAATCCAACTTATATGAGAGGTTCTTATTTCGGTGTCTAATTTTCCCGATCCCAGAGTAGTTCCTACGTAAGCATCATTTCGAGGTTGTGATCTTCCAGCCTCAATAATTCTCTGACACTGTTCAGGATTAAATAAAGGTTGTCCGGTAGTTTGTGCAATATAAGATTTCCATTTAGGTTCTGTTATTATCATATCAATATCCGTATTCTACCCATCCCGTAATTATATATTTATCATTCGAGAGAGGGGGGTTGCCTCTATGAACATGTGTAAACTGTGATGGCCAAACTAACAATGTATTTTTTTCAGGTTTAAAACGACATTTTTGATAAAGAAATTCTGTTTCACCACCCTCGGTTACATCATTTAAATATACCATAAAAGCTAAAATTCTATTTCTAGCTTTCATATCTGCATTTTCACAGTGCCAGAAATGATAACCCTCACCTACTTTTGTTTTTTGTATCTTAACTTCCAGTATATGATGTGTAGCTAATTTTTTTAAATAAGAATATTTTTGAACATATAAAGGATATATTTCTTTAAAAAATAAATCTATAAAAGGTTTATTAGTATAGTTCATAGGAACATCAGATGTGTGATTTAAAACACCACGAGAACCTTTTATAGTATCCACTGCGTTGTCAGATACTAATAACTCATCTTCATGTCTAATATATATAGCACCATGTTCTTCACATTTAGTAAAATAATTTATATAATGGTCTATTAACTTATCTGACATAAAATTTTTAAATATTCCTATATGATTATCTATATAAAATTGTTTATCCATTATGCTGCACCTCTATTTTTTATAGGGTCAAATAAGACATCACAATTTGCAGCAAGTGTTCTTCTGATTTCTTCAGTACCATTAAATGGATAAACACAATGCCTCATATCATAAGGAAAAATATAAAAATCTCTAACATCCATTGGTGGTTGATAATCTATTTTAGCAAACTGACCGTTAGCTGCTCCTAGTATTTGGAGTCTACCATTTTGTGGTACATCAGATGCTGAGTATTCTTCACCATATGTTGATGGTAATTTCAAAATCATTACACTTGATAATCCAGTAAACAACATACCCCTATGAACATGTGTAGGATTATATTCATGTTGTTTCATTTCATTAACCCAGACAGAATTAAGATGTAAATCATAGTCCCTTATTCTATTAAAGGCTAAATAATGTTTAAACATGTCTAATAAATAATGAGTAACGTCCCTTGAAAGAGTATTATGATTTTTCATTTTTGTTTGGTCCTCACCATCATAGAATAAAGAATGTTCACTTTTTATTTTACCTACTAATTGTTTATTAGCTCTATAAAGTTTACTAA